GACCGTCGGCGCTTCGGGCATGAAATTCATAAGCGGCAGTTGGTCCCGCAACTGAAAGCCCCTCAAAGGCTGCAGGCACACGCAGGCGTAACGCTTCATCGCTTTCCATCACTGCTGCAACGGGCGGCACAGCGTTATTATCAGCAGGCGTCACCGTCAGGCGTTTCACGTTGTAGTTGGCAGCGATCTGGTCAAGATCGCCGCCCATCGCGTAAGCAACCATTACCGCCTGCGCGGCTTCGTTAATGCGCTGGCGCAG